AAGCTCAACCACCATCACACCTTCTGGACGTAACTGCACCCCAGTTTTACCTGCGAATGACCAAGGGTAGATTTTAAGCATAACGTGTATGGTGCTATTGGTCGTTAGCTGAAAATCCTCTGCTGCCTTGCTGCCATCCTTCATGTATTGCCGTGGCTTGCTGTTGGCGTCTTGGTAAGTCTTTTTGACGAGCTTGGCGATACGTCCAGTGTTATCTTCGTTTTGCGGAAATATGTCCTCTATGTCGGTTGCGTAAAACGGCTCTGACTTTGTTTTGTCGCTTTCTTTCCAAGCCTTACGCATTGTATTGGCGAGGTCTTTGGCTTGCTCGTGATCCATAATGACGTGCATTTCATACTTGCCGTCTGGGTCCGTTGCATCGCAAGGGATACTGCCACCTTTCGGCCTGTTTTCAGTAGGCGTGGGGTCAAACTTATATGCTCTGTCCAGTTTCGGCCAAAGTGCTTTTACGTTTGTTAATCGATAATCCATGTGTTTGTCTCCTTTATTGGTCTAGATAATCGGGTAGGTTATGCATCGAGAAGCTGCCCCAACGAGTGCTATAGTTGCCGGTTTCTTTTGCTTCTGCGATTTCTTGTAATGCTGTTTCAACAACGTTCGTTGCGTATTCCAATGCTGCCATGTCTAGCGTGTGGAAGTGCGCAGGGTAGGGCCATTCTTTCTCTACTGCTAGGAAGCCAAAGTACTGCACCTCTACTTCTAGGAGCTTGGCACAAAGCAAATAATGCGCAGCCTGGTAGTGGTATCCCAAGCGAAAAATGGCCTTTCCGAAATTTCTGGGATCGGCTTGGGCGGCGCTTTTTACGTCTCCCATGACTTGCAGCTTTGGCGAATAAATATCGGGCCTACATTTCAACAAGAGGCCGGTGCTTGGATGCTCTATAAAGTAGCTATGCTCCACTTGCTTATCTTTTTGCAGTAGGAGCTTGCCGCAATGCTTATCGTTGAGTAAGCCACCTACAACCTCGCCATAATCAGCCTCGACGCCATGCACCATTCCCTTGACCATATCGTAGTCTTTTCTAGGCAGAACAACCTTGCCTTGCGCTTGGGCTAGTGCGTCTAACTCTTTGAAAGCTTTTGTTGCGCGTGATTTCTCATCTGAGACTAAAACGTTCTCTAGCTCTGGCTCTAATGCTTCGCTATGCACGGCAGTTCCCACGTCTGCCACATGCTTGGCTAGGTTGAACTTATTGTGCATCGCATGGAACGGTGACTTGGTGATCCATTGCTTTAAGAAAGAAGCATTAACCCCTGTTTCTGCGTGATAATCTGCGTTTGTAATATCTTTGTGTATGCCTTGTTTCATGTGTTTGTCTCCTCTACCGCCTTGATCGTCTGACCAATTCTCATGGCTATTTGCGGCACAATGGCGTTGCCTAGTCCTTTAAGTCTGTCCACCCTTCTGGGTATCCCATTAGCCACTCGACCCACTGGGGGTTCAGGCTTCCAGGTGTTGCTTCTTTTCTCCCCACCGCTCTGCGTAGGCACTCGTCTCCTATCGCGCTCTCTGCCCAGTTCGCCACGTCTCCCGTCATCTTCCAATCTCTTGCTCTGGGCGTCGGCCACATCTTCACTGCTTGTGGTAAGTCCGTTTCTGTTCCCTTCACGCTCCGACCACTCGGCCCCTTGTAATCTCGTGCTTGCGGTGTCGGCCACATCGCTACCGCTGTTGCTAGGGGATTGTCGCTTGATGGGATTTTCTTTTCGTCTCCCTTGTGGTTCTTGTACGGCCCTCCTGTTGAGGCTATTGGCGTCGGCCACATTTCTTGCGACGATCCAAAGTCGCATACGTCTGTGTGGGGCGTCGACGGATACAGCTCCAAGATGAAATGTTTGGACTGCGTAATTGGCTTTGTCTGCCAAGTCAGAAAGCACTTCGTCGAGGCCCATCGTGATGTGTCCAGAAACGTTTTCACAAACAAGCCAATCTGGTCTGACTTGCTGAACAATGGAAAATATTTCTGGCCAGATATGTCTGTCATCTTCACTGCCTCTGCGCTGCCCGGCTTGACTAAAGGGTTGGCAGGGGTATCCCGCTGTGAGGACGCTTGGTCTGTCTCCGATTGCGTGAATAATCCTAGTTGGGTCATTTGCTAACTCCTTTACATCTTCGACAATCGGCACGTCTGGCCAATGCTTTGCTAAAATCTGTCTGCTCCAAGGCTCGATGTCGCAAAACAAAACTGGCTTGCTAAGTTCTGCCCATTCAAAGCCCAACGCAAAGCCGCCGATGCCACTGCAAAGGTCAACATGCGCCATCACTCTACTGCCCTCGCATATGCAGCCATCAACAAGGCTTCGGCTCTGTGTTCATCTTTCTTGCGCTTGAGTTGATCGCTAACTTTGGGAAACTGTTGGATGGCTAGGCGTCGTGCACCGTCTTTATCGGCAGGTACGTGCAACGCTTTTTTCCAACTTGCAGGCGTTACAATCTGGTGCTTGATGTTAAGCACGCCCACCGTTGAGAGGATTTGGCCGTAGCCCATGCCAATCTTAAATACAGAGCTCACACCTTGCTTTGGTCTTGCGCCTTGCTTCTCTATTACTAGAAAGTCGATCTGCGTGCTTTGCAGTATGTCTTTCAATTCGTGAGCGTTTAAGCCACCTTCTGCAAAAACAGGTAGATCATAGACTTGACACCAATCGCCACAGAGGAGGGCAACGCCACCTGTCTTGTAGCCTGGGTCAATGCCGCAATAGGTTCTATCTAGCCCCATTTTCGGCCTCATATCGGTGCTTTAATATTTGCTGAAGTAAGGACGCGACGCTGCGCCGATCCTCTTTTGCTTCGTTTTCTAGCTGGGTTTTCAATTGCCCATCAATTCTGACGAACAACGTAACCTGTTGATTTTCCATGTAAAACTCTCGTGCTTGTCGTTTTATTCTAAAATACTGTGTTTAGTACTTGTATAATGATAGCAAATTGCTATATGTATAAAGGAGACAACAGCAACACAGGAGCAATACAGTGTCAGAATACGTTAAAACTCGATTTGGTTTATACAACGATGAAAACGATCCAGTTTATGATGGATGGTATAAGCCGCAAGATGGTAGGTGGAACGGATGGTTGCAACCTTATTGCGATGAAAAGACTTTTAAGCAAATTTACAATGACATCAAACCATCAGAGCAAGAAATGCAAAGCTATGATGAGGATGAGCGTGAATATTGGGATGATATTAAAAACCAGAAGCCAAACAAAGATGGTTACTATGATGTAGCACATGGCATCTGTTGGTGTAGTGAGGAGGACTGATTAATTATGGATAAAGTAAAAAAAGAATTTCCAGACTTTGACGATTTAGAGTCATTTGAGAAAATACTAAACGCATTAAAAGGTGAGGGCTTTGAAGATCACTCATGGCACAACGATGCTATGCCTTGCGTTCTTAAAGACTGTGGTAACGACTTTCATTTGGTCATATGGGTTGATTACAAAAATCCAGATTTGGCAGAGTTTGTTGATGAGCGTAATGACGGTTCAATGAAACAGTTTATGTTTGGTGAGCGTGACCAAGATGGTGAGTATACCGAAACATATGAATATGACGATGCAGATAAAATGATTGCAGACGTTAAGAAAATACTAAACGCATAACAAAATGTATTCTTCTATACTTACGGAATACATCTACCAGATGCATGGTGTGCATGTTGTATGGACGCCATCGCATCTCTATGAGGAAACCCCATTTTAACAAAGGAGAAACTAATGAAATACATCATAGATTACGACCACGCTTGCAGAGTTTGCCAAGGCAAGCAACGCATATTTAGATGGGAGTACTCACCATCAACGGCAAAGCAAGTGCTTGTAGGTGAGGACTGTGATTACTGTGTAGGCGGTTATCGTGCCATAACCATAGGCAAAAAAAACAAATACTAGACATACTGTCTAACATTAATATGTTTAAAAAAAACTGGAGGAAAAAGCCATGAAGTATGGAGGCTTTATTTTTGGTGCGTCGGAAGAGCATCAAAAACAGCAACGCAATGGAATAAAAGCATTAGCCAAAGCTCAAAGCGCAGAGGTTAAATGGTTTACAGAAGAAGAGGGGCGTCAGAAGCGCGATACAGAGGACCGTGAGGAGCTACAAGCGTGCGCTAAGTATTGCCGCACGAATAACGCGACTTTCACGCTCAGTTCGCTCTCTGGATTCACCAAACGCAAATGGCAAGGGTTAACGTGGCTCAAGCATCAGATCGAAATGCATGACCTTGGTATTGCCGTTGCAGACGATCCAACCATAAGTAAAAGTTCGTTGCACGTACTGAGCGCGGCAGCAGACATACAACGCAAACGTATTGCAGAAAAAAGCAAGGCCGCGTTGGACAATATAAAGCGCAAACTCGATGCCGGTGAGAAGGTCATTGCCAAACGCTCTGGCAGAAAGGTTGACAAACTAGGCTTGCACAAAGATATTAGTAAGTCTGGAAAGCTAGGCAATCAAGCCCAAGCCAAACTTGCAGCAGAACGTGACGCAGAAGTCTGGCCAGTGATAGAGCGTTATTTAACTGAAGGGTTAGGATACAACGCGATTGCAAGACAGTTAAACTTAACAGAAACACCGACCCCAAATGACAAAGCTAGGTATAAACGCGATACGTTAGGCGTCTGGTATGCCTCAACGGTGCGAAATATCGTCTTACGGAGGAGCAAATGAATAAGCAAATAAAAGAAGAAGTGTGTGTATCTTGTGGAAAACCAGTAGAAGACGGCACGCATACTTGTTGTGATTTCATAGCAAAACAAAACAATGAAATTCTCGAATATGCTGATTTAATCTCAGACATGCCGCAAAACGGTGCAGATTTGCGTGACTTACGACAATCTATGTCTATGGCTTTTTTGCAAACACAGATAAAACTTGAACATATAGTCTACTTAGACAAAAAAAATTGGGCAGAAAACTACCCACTATGCGAGTTTATTTTTAAAACTCCAGACAGACAAATGCTCTTTTGGATGTTTGCACAAGATGCAATCGGCGAGGGTTTTAGCCCAAAGACGGCTGGAGAATATTTGCAGAGAGACAGAACAAGTGTGTCAAGAGAACTAACAACTATGCACGATTTAAAGCTAATTACTCGCAATAAAAAAGATGGTTTTCAGCGCTATTATCTGCCAACTAAAAAGCTTGTCGATAGTGCTCTTTGGTTTGCTGAGTATTACG